AAATAATGGATCCAATAACCCTGGCATTGATGGCATTCAGCGCCGTTAAGCAGGGCGTGGCCATATACAAGGAAGTGGCCGGCACGGCCCACGAGGTCCATGACATTGTGACCGACCTTGGGAAAAACATTGGATCCTTTTTTGACCACCAAGAAAAGGCCATTGAGGCGCAGAAAGAGGTAGAGCGAAACCCGCCAAAGGACAAGTCAATCAGCGCGATTGCGCTTGACAACGTTATAGCGAGAAAGCGTTTGGAGCAGGCCGAAGTAGAGCTAAGGGAGTTGCTGATTTACCAGGCCCCGCCTGAGCTTGGTGCGGTGTGGGAGGCGTTTCAAATTGAGCGTGATAAGTTGCGCAAAGAGCGCGACATGAAAGAGGCCGCTGAAAAAAAAAGTTAATACTGGCCGATAGAAAACGTAGGGAGTTTATTGACAAATGGCACCTAGTTTTTGCAATAACTGCAGCGGCGTTGTTTGTGAGTTTTGTGATGGGGGGAGTGTTTTATGCCATTCACACCGACTACGAGGCCAGAAAAAAAGCGGCGATAGAGGAGTACAGAATCTATCAACAGGAATGGAAAAGTAATTAGGAGTTTAATTATGGATTGGATAAAAACGATTGAGCAACTAGCGCCCACGGTTGCGTCTGCTCTGGGCACGCCGGTGGCGGGCATGGCAGTCAGCGCCCTGGAGTCTGCGCTTGGTATGAAGTCCGAGGACATTCAAAAGCAGATACAAGAAAATAAGTTAACTGCTGAACAGGTGGCGTCCATCCAACAGGCCGAGATTGCATTAAAAGCCAAGGCGCAAGAACTGGGGCTGAACTTTGAACAGCTTGCAGTTCAGGACCGTGCGTCTGCAAGGGACATGCAGTCTAAGCTACATTCAGTTGTTCCTCCAACTTTAGCCATTTTGGTTACTGTCGGATTTTTTGGAATACTGGTGGGCCTGATGACCGAGCAATTTAAAACCTCAGAGGCGCTAATGATCATGCTTGGCAGTTTAGGAACGGCCTGGACGGGAATAATTGCCTATTATTTTGGGTCTACTTTAGGCTCACAAAACAAAGACATTATGCTTCACAACTCAACACCGAACACAAAATGATCAACTCAAGAGACTTAAATGAACTTCTTCCGCAAGTTAAAACAAAAGTTGAATCTTTTGTACAGGCCTGTAAAGATACCGGAATCGACCTGCTTATTACATCTACGTACAGGGATAGGGAAAGCCAAGCTGAACTTTATGCACAAGGTCGCACAGCTCCGGGAAAAATTGTTACCAACGCAGGACCTGGAGATAGTTTTCATAATTATCGTTGTGCTGTCGACGTTGTGCCTTTGGTTAGTGGCAAACCAGACTGGGACGGGACCCATCCCGTCTGGGCAGAGGTAGGGAGAATTGGCGAGGAGTGCGGACTGGAGTGGGCCGGCAGGTGGGTGCACATGAAGGAGTTGGCTCATTTTCAGTTTACAAACGGGCTGACAATTGCACAACTCAAAGATGGCCATGCAATAGCCTAACTCGGGGCGTTTAGAGTGGTAATTTTGCATTAGTATAGATATAACATTAAGGATTCTTAAAATGGATGGATTTAAATCTCTACCAAAAATGAGCTGCTTTAAAACGGGCGGTTCTGTTAAGGTTAACGTGATGAAAAAAGGCGGTAAGGCCGTGGTCGAGGGCGAAAAGTCTGACCTAAAGCAAGACGAAAAAACAGCCAAAAAAGTTGTTAAGTCTGCCTTTGGCATGCACGATAGCCAGTTGCACGACGGGGAGAAGACGGACTTGTCTAAACTGCGCAAGGGCGGCCGTGCTAAGAAAGAGGGTGGTAACGTTCGTAAGTATAAAAAGGGCGGATCAATTGATGTTGAGATGAAGAAAACATCTGGCGACATGGACAAAATTGACAAGGTGAAAAGAACAGTGCCGGAGAAGGCAGATGCGCCGTCAGAGGCAGCAAAACGCCCGTTCATGCGAGCAAGTGACGTAGAAAAAGAAAAAAGCAAGCCTGCAGGCGAAAAGGACAAAATTAAAAAAGTTCCTCCAACTGGCAATAAAAAAGCCGACGCAGAGTCTAAGGGCGAGGCAAAGCCTGTTAAGACTGGTTTAGATGCCGTTGATGATATTGATGGCATGAAAAAGGGGTCTTCCGTAAAAAAGTTTAAAGCCGGAAAGTCCATTAAAAAAATGGCAGATGGTGGACTGACCGGCCAACCCATATTAACTCCAGAACAGCGCATGGCAATTTCCCAGGCCATGTACAAGCCACAAATGCCCGGTATGCAGCAAATGCAACCAGGCATGCAGCAAATGCAACCAGGTATGCAATTAAATCAAGGAATGCGTTAATGGCATCTAAACCCGGCCTGTATGCCAATATTCATAAAAATTTTGTGCGCGCATGTCTGGTGTAGTTGAGCACGCTAAGGGTGATGCGGAAAGGGCCAAGGCCTCACTTAGACGTTGGAAATGTTAAGGACACAATATGCCTATTGAATCAAAAGCACAAGAGCGCCTCATGCAAGGGGTGAAAAACAATCCAGCGTTTGCTAAAAAAGTTGGTATACCGCAGAAAGTGGGCGCTGAGTTTGTAAAGGCCGGAAAGTCAAAGGTCAACTTACCCGCAAAGAAATCATCCGGACGTGGGAGATAACCCGTGGCATACTCTGGAACGGTTGCACAAACCACGGTTAACGTAGACCAGTTAATTGCTTACGCATTTCGCGACTGCGGGAAGCAGGCCGAGGAGGTAACTCCGGAGTTGGCCAACGCGGCCAAGCAGGCGCTTTTTTACATACTACAAAACTCGGTTAACCGCGGCGTTAACCTTTGGTCGCTCACCAACGTCGTACTTGGTGCGCAGGCCAACCAACAAATATTGTCCTTGCCAGTTGGCACGGTGGACGTGCTAGAGGCTAACTGGGTTTACATTATCAACCCAACCGTTGTGACAGCGTTACCTACAGACAACTCAACGTCTACAACGGTGTTTAGCCAAAATCTACAATCTTACGGCACGTCCACCGCCGGTAAAAATTGGTTCGGGGCCTACTTTGGGTCTGTGGCACAGTCTATATACTACATTGGTATCAACGGATACTCGCCGTCCTACGGCAGCACGGCAACGTACAACTTGGTGTACGAAACAAGCCCCGATGGCGTTACATGGACCGAACAGTTTCCGCTTGGAACAACAACCCTCAGCGACCAGCAGTGGGCTTACTTTCCGGTTACGATCACGCAACCGGCTTATTACCACAGGTTGCGTGAGACGGTTGCCACAACGTTTTCAATTAGGCAAATTGTTTTTGCGCAGTCGCAGCAGGTTATTCCATTGTCGCGCCTGAACCGTGATGATTACTGGAACTTACCCAACAAACAATTCCCAAGCGTTAGAACGCTGCAGTACTGGTTCAACAGAACGCTTGACCCACAAATGTATTTATGGCCCGTGCCAAATAACAACTTTCAAGTGTTCCAACTGATACTGGAGACACAACTACAGGACGTTGGTCAGTTATCAAACCAGTTGTATATTCCGGACCGCTGGATTCCGTATATTCAGTCTGAGTTGTCATACAAACTGGCGTTTCAAATACCTGATGTGGATCCAAGTAGACGGGTTGAGTTGAAACAAGTGGCACTTGAATTACGTACTCAGGCTGAGGAAGAAGACCGCGACAAGTCGCCGATTTATTTTCAACCTAATTTTTCATATTACACAAGATGACAACCACATCGGTAATGACATTTGATTCGCTAACTGCGGACATTATAAACTACACCGAGCGCAATGACTCGGTGTTTGTTGCGACCATACCAACAATTATTGCGTTAGCTGAGGCGTCAATTGCTGCCGAACTAAAGACATTTTTGCAATTGGTTGTGGTTGAGACAACCCTGGCGGCCAACCAAACTGTGTTGGCAAAACCTGCAAGATGGAGAAAAACAGTTTCCATGAAAGTTAACGGCGAGCCTGTGCTGTTGCGCGGGCAGGACTATGTGGCAATGTACCAGTCTGAGTCCAGCGGCAGCCAACCAAAATATTACGCCGATTATGATTATATGAACTGGACGTTTGCGCCTGCGCCCAGTGCGCCTGTTCCAGTTGAAATTATTTACTACAGTTTAATTCAACCCCTAGACTCAAACAATCAACAAAATTTATTTACTTTAACAACGCCACAGTTGATGCTTTACGCGTCCATGTACCACGCCATGGTATATCTTAAAGCGCAGGATAAGATAGACACATGGAAGGGCTATTTTGCTGATGCTATAGCAGCAATTAAGAAAGAAGATAATGCACGGCGTATAGATAGAAATGTCACAATACAGGAACCATAATAAATGTCAGCATTTACCTCCCCATTTACTGGCACGGTTATAACGCCAACTGATGTATCGTATTCAGCTATTTCATTTAGCTCAAACACGCCACTTTACTGGCCCTCTGTCGTCAACCCAACTCAGGTTGCTGCAACAAGAATATTGGACTGTACCCCATCAAAAAGTGGGCTGTCTGTTCTTTTGCCGGAGGCCGATCAGGGGACTGTTGGTGCGGATATTTTATTTAATAACAAGTCTACGTATTCGTTTTCTATAGCGGACGCGTCCGGGCTTAACTCAACAACTTTATCCCCCGGCGCATCAATTTATTTTTACCTAACAAACAATAGCACGTTTGCGGGTGTTTGGGGCAACAGCCTGTTTGGCCTTAACCCGTCAGTTGCCAGTGCATCTACATTGGCAGGTGCCGGTTTAACAACCATTGCGGGGCAACTTGCCACAACAGGCAACATTATTGATGTAACCTCACCCCCAACTATTTCCAACCTAAGTCGCGCAGCCACATACGTTTGGGGCTCTGGTAGCAACACAATTACACTGCCTGCGGTGTCTACACTAACTGCAGGTTGGTATATATCGTTTAGGAACAATGGAACGGGAACGTTAACCATTCAAACACAGAACACTGCAACAATTAACGGCAGTTCAAGTATAAATACCAACCCAGGGGATTCCGGGTTTATTTTATACGACGTGTCCACTGGAAACTTTGTAACTGTTGGTTGGGCGTTGCCTGCAAACGTAACATTTAGTTCAGCGACTTACGACGTTGACAGTATTTCCGGCAATGCACTTAGCCTTGCGGCATATGCGCCAATTATTCAAAGTTATGTGGCACAGTCCGGAACACGCACACAAACATTGCTTGTTACATTACCAACGGTAACTCAGTTTTATGTTTTGTCAAACAATACAACATCTGGTGCGTACAACATCCAGTTCCAAATATCTGGCAGTTCACAGTCACCAATTAGTTTGGGCGCCGGTACAATATCCTCCGTGCTTGCAACAAACGGCAACCTTTATATACTGACGCAATCTACTGCTAACGTGTACCAGGCAAACAATGGGTCTGTTGGCTCTCCGTCTTATTCTTTTATAAACGATACGCATACAGGGTTATATTTAATTGGAACTAGTGCATTGGGTGTTTCCGTCAACTCAACTAAATTGTTGGAGATTAACAACACTAATACGTCTAACCCGGTTATTACAGCAAACGCAACATTTGTGGCCATAAATGGAATTGCCGGCGGAGGATTCTAATGGCAACTCAACAAGAACAGTTGCCACCACAGTACAGCCAAGTTTATACACTTGGAACCAAGGCTGGCATTAAAAGGGATGGAACCGCATTAGAATCCGCGGAGTATACTGACGGGGTCTGGTGCAGATTTCAACGCGGTGTCCCAAAAAAGATGGGCGGGTATCAACAGATATTTAGCACGTTTAATGGAATACCAAGGGGCATGATTGCCTTACCTTATAACGGAGTCAACTATGTTTTTGCGGGTAATCAAAACGGTCTTGACGTATTCACTACTGGCAATACTTATGGCCTTGGAACCGGGCCATCCAGCGCTATATTTCAACCTGGGTATGGGCAAGTGGCTGTCAACTCCAACACCACCACAACCCTTACTATAACAAGTACAAGTTCTCCAGTTATAAATTACTCTACGGGGGCATTTCCAGTTGGCACGAAAATCGTATTTTCTCAAACTGTTGGCGCGACGGTTTATACCGTTACGAATGCCTCCTTCTCAACCCCCACAACAACCGTCACCTTCACCCCGGCCCTTGGAGTTGGTGTTACTGTAACAAACGTTTACATTGACAACCTTAACTTTGCCGCAAGTCCAAACTTGTTATGGCAGTTTGACGCGCAACATAACCCGGTTGGTGGTTCTTTACAACTTATTGCCCACCCCGGCCAAAATTTAAACAGCATTGACAGCGCGGTTAATTCGCAAGTTCAAACTGGTAGTATATTGCCCAACAGCAGCAACCAATGGGCCATGGCGGGACTTTGCGACAGTGGGGGCCAGTACCCTACGTTCCAGCCTATTAGCGTCTCTGGGGGCGTTTGCGTGCTCTATCCGTACCTTTTTGTGTACGGCAACGATGGTTATATTGCCAACAACAACGTTAGTACAACGTACAGCGTGCAGGGTTTGACGGACTGGAACGGCGCAACGGCCAACCAAGTTAACATGTCCGCCAGTAAAATAATTAAGGGTATGCCAATGCGCGGGGGTACTAACTCCCCCTCGGGGCTGTTTTGGGCAACTGATAGCTTGATACGTGTATCGTTTAATGGCGCGGCTCCATATTACTGGAGTTATGATATTATTTCATCTCAAATATCAATTATGTCATCCAATTCAGTTGTTGAAATGGATAACGTTTTTTATTGGATGGGCGTTGATAGGTTTTATTTATACAATGGCGGCGTAAAAGTTTTACCAAACGATAAGAATGTAAATTGGCTATTTAACAATATCAACTACAATG